CAAAACGTAGAAAAAAAACAAGACCAAAAAATTATGATATAAAGTATATTCTTATAAGAAGTTATGAAAGTATCCATTTGCACGCCTACTTATAATCGGCGAGCTTTCATTCCAACTTTAATCCACTGTGTCAAGTATCAAGATTATACAGGACCCTTAGAATGGGTCATTGTAGATGACGGAACGGATCCCATTTATGATTTAGTTAAAGATATTGCTTGTGTAAAATACATACGATTACCTACAAAATATCCTCTAGGTACAAAACGAAATATCATGCATGCCAATTGTACTGGAGATATTCTTGTGTACATGGATGATGATGATTATTATCCACCTACCCGTGTATCACACGCCGTTTCTAAATTAAAGTCAAGTTCTGCCTTATGTGCTGGATCAAGTGCCATTCATATTTTATTTCATGAAATTGGTAAAATTGTTCAGTTTGGTCCCTACGGACAAAATCATGCAACTGCAGGAACATTTGCTTTTAAACGCGAACTATTAAAAGTAACTTCGTATGAAGAGGATTCATGCATGGCTGAAGAAAAATACTTTTTAAAAAATTATACCATTCCTATGGTTCAATTAGATCCTCACCACGTAATTCTGGTTGTATCTCATAAACAAAATACGTTTGATAAAAAAACATTGTTGGATAAACCTAATCCTTACATGAAAGAAACTACCCTAACCATTCATGATTTTATTCATGATCCAACATTACTTACCTTTTTTAATGAAACCATTCGCCATTTAACGTATGTTCCGGATAAACCCGATGTTATTCGTTATCAAAAAAATTTAGAACTAGCCAATACATTTTCTGTCAAAATAGAGGATAAAATCATTAAAGGAAATGATATCATTCAATTATTGAATCAACAACAACAAAAAATACGTGAATTAACGGAACGCAATACAACATTACAAAAAGTTGTCAATAATTATATTATTAAAAATTAAATTTTAACAAGAATGTCATCTAAATGAGGTGAAATGACAAGAGATTGTTCTAACAATTTATTATAATCGTTGACAACTTCTTTTAAAAAAGGAACTCCTTCTAACTCACGATTTGCTCTAGATAATTTTAAACACGTACTAATTTTAACCGTTAATAATTTGTAGCCATGATAGGCCACTAAACTTGTTTCCATGGATTTATTAATTCCAATGAATAATTCTATGGCAGATACACATGCACATCCTAAACTAATCAAACAATTAATCACACTGGTTGTTGTTTGTGGAACGTACGTAGTAAGACCTACACTAAAGACTGAATTTATACTAGAAAAAATAATAATGGGTATCCGATAATAATACAATTGTGATTTTAACGCAAGGTATAATTTACGATGTTCTTCCTGTAAATAATCCGCATTTTTATTAATGTGCTTCAAGATGGTTTCAATATCCGTAGTCCATGATAATTCAGTAGTTGAATCCGCCGAATTCTCATCCATATTATATAAATATATATTTGCGTATAAAATATCAATAATATATTTACATCATATGATAAGAGATGAATATTAATCATATTTTAAATAGAACTACGCATGAAAAAAATATGGTTGATTTTTTAACGCATTTTAATAAATATGATGAAAAAACTAAAAAGTGTATCTACATTCATGGTCCTCCTGGGTGCGGAAAAACAACGTTTGCGATCAATGTGTTAAAATCATTGCATTATGATATCATCATGTATGACACGAATGATAGTCGTACTAAAAACATCATTGATAGCATCAATGTAAATCACATGTCGGATAAAAGTATCATTAATATTTTTCATAAACGAAAATCTAACATTGCAGTTCTTATGGATGAAGTAGATCACATGAACATTGGTGATAAAGGTGGAATTAATTCATTGATTAAATTAATACGTCCTAAAAAAACAAAACGTCAAAAGGAAGAAAACATTACACATATTCCTATCATTTGTATTGGAAATACATCCCAAGAAAAAAAATTAAAAGAATTAATTAAATATTGTGTTTCCATTGAATTGCCTGCAATTAATGCGTCTCAAATCAAATCATTGATGACACATATCATACCCAAATATGCTTATTTATCCGACAAAGTTACCAATTTAAATAAGGTGTACCAAATTAAAATGTTAAGCGATCAAAATTTTAACGGAAACATTCAAACTTTATTTTATACCAACATTCATGAAAATACAAAGGATTTAACGAAACGCATCATCAATAACTCTATCCAATTTGATGAACATGCTTACATCAACGAAACGGATAGAACCATCATTGCTTTATTATTTCATGAAAACATCATTGACGTTCTTAAAAAAATTCCGAATTCTACACGTATTTATTTACAATTGTTGAATGAAATGTGTTTTGCGGATTATGTAGACAGAATTACATTTCAAAAACAGTTATGGGAATTCAATGAAATGAGTTCTTTTATCAAGACATGTTATACCTCGTATTTATTTCATCAACAACCTGTTCATAAAATATCAGAAGTAAGATTTACCAAAGTATTGACCAAATATTCAACGGAATACAATAATTATGGATTCATTCAAAAAATGTGTTTTGAGTTAGCCATGGACAAAAAAGACATGTTTGTGTACATGAATTCATTGAAACAAAAATATACCAATGCAGAAATATTAGATTTATTGAGTCATACAGAAATTACCTTGTTGGACATTCAAAGGTTAGAACGATACCAAAATAACATGTCGGATGAATAATTATTTATTGCAGATAAAGTAAACAATGCGATTGTCGTTATTGAAATCTATCACAACACGAGTAACGTTATTATATATACCTGACTTTCCCGTCACCATAAAATCTTGTACCCCTCCTGCTGTATTTCCGCTACCACTAGGATAATTGGCTGTCCAGGATATTTGTCCCTTGCCTAATGTGTTTACATTGTACTGCTCGGATACAAATTCTGTTGTGTTGCTTAAGGAAGTGCCTAATGAATATACATTATATATTGAGGTAGTTAATGAATTGGGATTTGCAATTCCACGAACAAAATTGAGGTTAACAAATCCGTATGCTGAGTTTTCATTGTATTCATACGTGCTAAATGTATTAACATTATAGGTAGCTATGTAAAGAAACTTTTCGGTTCTTGCGAGTGGGGTTGCCATATCTATAATATATATTTTTAATTTCCTAATGTTATGAAAATAAATATATATTGGAAAAAATAAACGAGGTAATTTTTCACTATACAGAGTTGGATGTCATGATTTTTTTGAAGAAAAAAATTATTACAACCCAATAAAAAAACTGTGATACCCAAAAAGTATACAAAAAAATAAAAAAGTTTGGTTCAGCCCGTTGTAGAACCATTTATATTGTAGTATTTATGCACATTGTTTCCAAAAATTTTTAGTAAAGAAAGCAGATTGTTCCTGTTTAGAAGCTCCAGTAGGAATATACGATACAAGAAGATCAAATACTTTTTTATTATATACTCGCTCTGACTGAAGTTGACTTTCAACAAATGCTTTTTGCTCACGTTCTGCCAGAAGTTGACTTTCAAATAGACAATCCATTTTGGTAGAAAGAGACGCCAATTTTCCTTCCGAATAGGTAAGTTTGTGTTCAAAAAGCGTTTTCTGTTCCAGTAAAATCTTTTCGTACCTTGCCAGCTCGGTCTCCATCCGCTCCTCCATCATCGTTTCCTGTTCCAGCAACATTTTTTCGTACCTTGCTCTCTCGGTCTCCATCCGCTCCTCCATCATCGTTTCCAGAAAAGCCCGCTGATCTGCCAATGCCTTGGAAATTTGTACTTTCACTTCTGAAGGTGTCAATTGCTGATCAGCAACAACTTCAAACGCCTTATCTACCTCATTGTTTAACGATGCGACGACTAACATTGCACGAGCAATCTTTTTCATGAACGGTTTTGCAGAAGAGGCAATGATCTCCTCAGGGTTTTCCCGAATTTGTTGTAGCACCGCTTCCTTGTCCAACGGAGAATCAAAGAAATCCTCTGCCGACAAAATGATGGACGTCAAGTCTTGTTCTGCCCTACACAACTCATTACGTTTCTGCTCCAAGTCGTATTCCTCCATAGACTTTTTGTCCTCCATGATTGGAAATGCTATAGGGATGTCCATGTTGAAATTATCCACGATAAACCTACATGTTCAATGATTCAATTTTTAATTGATCCGTTGAAATAAAATTGATTTTTATTTATCCTGTAAATTATATATTGATGTCCGAACATACACCAGAAAGCATCCATGCTATGTGTATACATACATGTAAAATAAAAAATATTATTTATGATCACAAATTCACATTAGAAGAATTGAAACAAGTACTTTCCTATGATACAGAAGGTATAGGCCCAAATTATATTAAACATTGTCAACCCCATTTGGATATAGAAGACATTAAAAAAATATGTTAACTATATATGTCACTTATCTTTTTTGGTTGTTGGGGAGATTATAAATATAGAGTTAGAGAAGTTTTAAAATCTTTATATCAGTATATTAAACGTGATCCTGATGTAACAAATGTTATTGTTGCTGGTGATAATTATTACATAGATAAAAATAAAGAAAAACAAAAAAAATATGTTCCGGGTGAAGCATCCAGTATCATTGGATTATTACATTTAGCAACCATGGATGTACATACAGATGTATTGGCAGGAAACCATGAATATGATAGAATTGAGAATTCTAAAATTACAGGTGATTATAAACATGAATTATCTAAAAAAGATGAATGTTTTATTTTACAAGAAGAGACGAACACTTTTGATAGGATTAACAATGAAAAATTTAATTTTAGAACCATTCATTCACCTGCAGAAGAAAGTTTTTTATTATTAAATGATGTACTTTATTTATTTTTAGATTCAAGCATGTATGAATATAAACTACCCGAATGTTATGCATCCTATCCTGAAAAAGAGAATGAAATTATTTTACCGACGTTAAAACTTGAACAAATAGCCAAAATGCGTAAAATTTTAGGGATGGAGAATATTAAAGATAAATATAAAAAAATAACAGTTTGTGCGCATCATCCACTATATATATTTCGTGTAAAGGATGGTGTATACAAAGATCCTGTACCTAATTATCAAATATTAAGTGCATTATTTGAATTTTTACCAGTTGCGGAAATTGATTATTTATGTGCTGATTTTCATGTATATCAAGAAAGTAAACTTCATGTCACACATGGTGATAGGTCAATTACAATTAATCAATACATTGTGGGTACTGGAGGAACCGAATTGGACGAGTATCCATCTGAAATTGTGTTTGATCAGATACAACCAGCCATCGTATCATCCATAGCATCATCAAAAAGTATTAAGGATTTAGTTCAAGGTATGGTTGTATCACCATTACAAGATGGTGTAAGTATTACTACACCAAAAAATAATTTTGAAGTTGATGCAGTTCATATAAAATCTGACCGTTCTTATGGATTTGCGGTCATTAGACCAGGTAAACCCCCAAAATTTATTCCAGTTTTAGAAGGAGATCCTGTTGTAAAAGAAGAAAAAAAAGATAAAAAGAAATCTAAAGACCCTAGCGCAGAACCCTCAAAGGCTGCAGAGGAGCCGAGAGCAGAATCCTCGGGTGGTACGAAACGAAAACGTAAACTAAAACGAACAAAACGTAAACGAACAAAACGTAAATAAATTAAAAATGAATTTTAATATAACTACGTATTTTTTGTATGAACTCTAACGAAAATAAAGGGCTTTTGTGGAATACCCTATTACAACAAAATGGATTTAAAGAAGGTGTTTCTTTAGAAAGAACAAAAGAACTATTTGAAACTACATTGTTGAAATATAACGATACAAAAGATAATTCTGTATTTTTATCTGAATTTATATCTATTCTTCATAAAGAACCCATGAATCAATATCATGAATCGTTAGAAAAACGAATGATTCATAAACAAGAAACCTACAAATATAAATCTCCTACCGAAGAACTTAACGAAATTAAAAAATTATTGTACATGGCATTAGATAAATTAGAAAGGATATCATAATTTTTTAAACTTGTGTCGTTTAGTTTGTTTACGAAATTTTGTTTTTTCTAATACATTGATGATATCATTTTCCCATGATTGTGTAATTTGATTAATTTCAGCGTCTTTTTCAGGATAGTTTTGTAACGGAAAAAACGGAGATAACGTATCATTCTTATCGCGTACTAATAAATCTAGTACAATCCCTTTATGAATTTCATTATTAAATTGGATCATGTCAGTTGTTAACCTTTCAAATCCAAAATTATAAAAAACATTACCTATTTTAAAAATTTCGTTTTCTGATAATTTAATATTTTTTATTAATTTATCCACCACAACTGAAGATGGTATAAATTCTTCTATTTCTGCAGAAACACGATGAATGTCAATTCCTTCACGTATTAATAAATCATGATGTTTTGTAAAGGCTTTTGTTGCCTTTTCTGCAAGTGTTTTAAATTTTTTTAAAAGTGAATCATCTTT